CCGATGCTGCAAGCCGGATATTTGCCGTCCTGCCAGTGGCCCTTAATTCGTCAGCGCGGGATTGAAGTCGCTTTGCATTTTCCCGCGCACCGGCTGATTTCTTTTCAAGTGCCGATATGGTTGTGTCACCACCGCTTGAAGACTTTGCCGCCGTCATGCCGATACTGACTTGGGCCACAGACATCAGCGTGATTTCAAGCGCCAGCACAGACCAGCCCAGCGACCGCAGCACTTTGCTGTGTTCCGGCCACTGGCCAGCCAGCCCGAACGCTGACGCTTCGAGCACCAGCAGCAAGACGCCGCTGGCCACCTTTGCCCAGCGGGCCGGGCTATCGGGTTCGGTGGCGTTGATGCCCTCCACGACAAACCATGCGGTCGTGGCCATCGTTAGCAGTGCCAGCGCGAAGCACAGCAGGGCGGAACGGTGCGCTTTGGCGCTCTGGGTGTTGACAGTTGATTGGATTGTGGGCGTGGTGCCCAAGGTGCCCATTGCGGACGTGGGAATGCGGGTATCAGCCATGAAGGCTCCTTGACGACAGTGTGAGAACTGCCCCATTGCGACCAAGCAATGGTGGCAGGCCGTGTGGGGTTGGTCGACCGGGTCAAGGAACCGGCACACCCTCGCGGGTGTCCCCACACGTCCCGCCGTAAACGAAGCCGTGCGCCCCGCGCAACACAGGGTTAGGAAAAAAGAAAATCCGCTGACCAATGAAGGGCGCGGATGTTGCGCCTTGACTACCGGGCGACCAAGCCCGTGATGCCTTTCGACATCGAGGCGAATTCTAGCGCAGGCTGGAATGTCCGGGTTTCGTTACGCGATACACCGCACGCTTGATCGTTGAAGGGTGAACGCCGAAGCGAAGCGCTAGGCCGTCGAGCGTGTGGCCACCAGCGCGATACAGGCTGACAATTTCAGCTTCGGCCAAGGCGTCAAGCCCGCGAGGACGACCGCAGTGGGTGCCCCGGTCTTTCGCCGCTTGCTGGCCTGCGATCGACCTTTCGCGGATGATGCCCCGCTCAAACTCTGCGAACGCGCCGAGCATTGCGAGCATCATGCGACCCGCAGGGCTAGAGGTGTCAATGGATTCTGTGAGGCTTCGGAAGGTGGCGCCCGCCGCTTCGATTTTGGCGACGATAGCGAGCAGGTCAGCGAGTGACCGGGCAAACCTGTCGAGCTTGTAAACCATGACCACGTCGCCCTTGTGCAGTCGTGCCAAGAGCGCCATGAGCTGGGGACGTGCGCTGATGCCGCCCCGCTTTTCCTGCACCACGTTAGCCAGGTCAACGCCTGCACGTTGCAGGGCGTCCAGTTGAAGGCTAGTGTCTTGTTCTTTGGTTGAAACCCGTGCGTACCCAATGAGCATATTTTCCTCAAAGGGCCTTTGAAGATAGGCGAATCGACGAGCGGGGCCGCTTCGCGGAAAACCTGCTTTTTAAGCACGCGGTAAGCGCCGTAATGCGCTGACAGAGCGCCACGCGGCAGGCACCTGGGCTGTGCGACGATCTGGGCACGATGGCCAGTGACGGCGCGGCCTAGGGCCGCTGATAGGCAGCATGGTGATGGTGGCCGCTATCCGCCCGCTTCGCTCTTGGGGCATGCTGCCCCGCCCCTGCACTGGGTTTCCCGATGCCGAGCACCTGGCTAAGACCATTTCGTTACCGTCACAAAAGTGGTGCAACGACGAAAAAACGGCAACGGCGACGAGCTGACAAATTGCTATATTTTTTGGCATGATTATTGCCTAAAAAGATAACGACTTTTAAATATACGATGATGTTTTTTATATGTTTGTTGATGATTTTTACGCTCATTTAAATTTTCATGTATAAAAATGATAGCAGCCACCGCGCATATTTTTTTAGAGTTTTAGAGGTGCGCGCCCCAGAATCACCGCTTACGCAAAAGCTGAGTGCGAATCAATTTTTCAATCACCGCAGCCTTTGTCGTGTCCTTGAAGCGCATCCAGTTATCCAGCTGGGCGACCAGCTCGGCAGGCACATCGACTGAGAGCGTGACCAAAGCGTGACGCTCACGATATGCGGCAACACGGGCCGCAGGGCTTGCATGGATTTTTTGACGTGCCATTTGAATCGTTACGTGTAATGCTGCGACCGCAAGGATTAAACCGGTGGCGCGAGCTGGGCAGTTTTAACCGAGCGATCCTGCGTTTGAACCTCCGGGATTTGCACCGTGTACGGGTCAAAGGAGGGTGCTAAGGCCCACTGGTAGCAGGATGCAGCGGAGACTTCAAGCAGGACGCGCTTATCGTGATAGCACTTGCAATCCTGATTGACGCAGGCCGCGCTGGTGATAGTGGGCATGGACACGACACGGCGCAGGTTGTCATAGGCCGGGGCAGTCCAAGGGCGCGACACGATGCGGGGATTGAAATCTGTGCGCTCGTCGGGCAGGATGCCAGCCGCACCGCCTGCAGCAGGGCCACCAGAGCCACCAGCAGGACTGCCAAAGGCTCTAGGAGCGGTCTGGGCAGACAAGGGCAGGGGTTGCCCAGACTTTGCAGAAGAAACGGCCACCTGTTGAGGATTGAAGCGTTCTTGCATGCGCTTGTACATGGCCGGGCCAAGGAGCGCCAAAACAACCAAGCCAAGCAGAACGAACCAAAGCAAGCCGGGCAGGCTGCGCGGTTGCTTGGTGTGCAGATCAGACGAGTGGTAGAGCTTGAAAACCTTTTTGTTGTATTTCCACGGGCTTTTGGTTATCGCTTTTGTGTAGAGCAAACCTTTGCTGCAGTGGTCCCACTCATAGACGATGGCAAGGCCCAGATTTGCCATGCGCCTGACATGCAAATGCCGGTTTGTCAGCGCCTGCATGTTGCGGTCCACCAGCATGACATTTTGCGTAATCAGGATGAAATCAACGCCCATATGCCGGTGCGTCTCAAGCGCCTGAATGTCATCGGGCACCTTGGAGCCAGCTGGGCGCGGGGGCCAGATTTTTTGCACTTCGTCGAAACAAATAACTGCGCCAGGTTGCGCCCACAGATGCCAGTCACGCAGCCCTTGATTGTCCCCGCCATCGATCAGCACATGGTCGATCAGCAAACCCTTGATGTTGGTATAGATGACGCGAGGATGAAACGTCATGACACCATCGACCTCTTGAGGGATGGAGGAGCCGACGATGGGAATCAGGAGTTTTTCAATAGCGTGAAGGGTTTTTCCTGCGCCGGGAGTCCCTGTTATTACTGTGATAGTCACTAAATACCCTCGTATTGTTTTAACTTGGCAAGCAGAAGTCTATTAATCGCCCGATACCGCGAACGAGTAAATTTATCTTTTTGCAAAAGAGCGGCTGAAAGAAGGTGAATGTCTTGAAACAGCTTAAATCTTTTGAATATCTTTTTTAATATATTCATTAATTGGCACCGATAATCTTTACTGCATTTTGTATCTGCCAGATTAAAAGCTTTGTTGCAATCGCGCCAAATATAATGCCGAGCGCAACGCCACCACCAGCAAATAAGAAAAGATTTATCAAGTCTGATGGCAGTGCATTGATATTGCTTTTAACCATATCCTTGAGCTGGCCAATCACTAAATCCATGCCTACAATGCTGACGACAGAAAATCCGAGAGCGATAAGAATGCGTGAAATCAGTGGAGAAACAAGGGCGAGTAACCAAGTTGCAAGCGGCATTAATCAGACCTTCCGGGAATAAGCATCATCAATGCCATATAAGAAGCCAATAATATTAAAATTGGTCTTAAATAAGTTGAGATGTAACCACAATGAGATGACCAATCGACAACCTTTAATTGCCTACCATTGACTGTCATTGTTTTATCTGCTGGGCAACTGCCAGAACCAAAGGAGTTGTCAGGCGTATAAGTAATGGTTTTTGATATTTTTGGAATATCAGTAGAAGCAGGATTTGTTAATGTTTGACAGGCCAAAATATCAGGATTTATTTTGCAAATATCCATATTAGATGGCGGAGATGATGCAGTCGCAGATGGAGATGGAGATGGAGATGGAGAAGCAGAAGGATTATCAACAGAAGGAAGAACTGATGTATCAGTAACCGGTTTTTTAACAGTTTCAGTTGTTTTTGACCCATCAGGTTTTGTTGTAACAACAACGCAGTTCTCATTACTAGCAACGTAATTAGAAAATGTCGAAAAAGAACGAACACAATCACTCGACGTTGTTGTTGTACCAGTTGAATCTACCTTAGTAGCTTGAACAACATTATAAGGAGTGCCTTGAGTATCACCAACAATACTAACTTCAGGCAATACCCCGTCATCAGGTTGCAATGTAGCACCTGCATCAATTAATGATTTAATCAAATCAGGCTCAAGCGAATCACCAGAAAATTTAAGTCGATTAACTACGGCATCAGTTGATAAAGGTACAGTGGACTGAGCAGTAAAAATGGAAATAGAAGCAGCAGAGTCATACCAGCCAGCATAATCAGCAGATAAACCTTTGGGCTGCCACTTAAAACGGCAAACAGCATCAGGAGTAAGAGGGGTGCGATCACAATCTATCTCAGCAATAGATCCGTCAGAAGATGCGGTAGGATGAGCACTAAAAGCCAGTCTAATAGCTGATGGACAAGTCGATGCAGGAGAAGACATTGGACCAGAAAAAACACTAGCACGACAAGTATAACCAGTATCGTCATTATAGAGTAACCAAGGTTCCTTTAAAGAACCATTTGGATTGGCTGTGATTTTATTTGCAAACAACCAATCATAAATATAAGGTGCCGCACTAAGGGCAATAATGCCGGGAAGGCCCAAAGAAACACCAGCAGCAGCAGCAGCAACACCGAACATGCGAGATGTAGCACCACGAGAAATTGCAAGCTTAGCCGCAACCTGGACAGCACTCTCGCCACCAGCGGACAATGCAAAATTACGGCCAACCGTAAAACCACCAGTTTCAAGTGCTTTTGTAATGGTAGCGTTACGCACACCCGCAAGGGCCGTACCATTAGACCCAAAACTAACAATAGTTTTATTACCCAAAGTAGTTGACATAAATCGGTCAAATGCCGGATCAGTCAAGGATAATGCACCAGTTGAGAAAAAAACAGAAGCAGAAAAAAAGATTAACCGACGAATCATGATCTAAACGCAATTGTGAGTAAAAGCAGTAATCCGCCAATAAAAAAATAAGCTTCTGGTGAACCCATAATTTTTTAATCCGTATCAGAATTTACTTTAAATATATTTAAAAGCTGCTTCAAGCAATAAATAATAACTGCAGAGGAAACAAAAAAACCGAAAAGCAAACCAATGTCTGTGATTTGCTCGTCGGTCAATGGAACAGGAGCAACCTGCACTGAGACAGTGCAATTGCCTGAACAAACAATAGGATCAGCGGCCATTAATCGTCATTGATGTGTTCTTCAAAACCTTCTTCATAGCCCTCGTCATAAGCCTCCTGAATCTCAGGAGCGAGAGCAGCCTCATGACCAGCTTGGCGGCCTTTTTCACGCGCCTCACGAATTCTCAGGTTATCAACAAAATCTACCATTGAGGTAAAAATGCTCATGACAGTAAACCCTTTTCAAAAAAAGCCCCGTGAATTAACACGGGGCCAATGGATTAGCGCCAGCCCATTTTCGAGGCGAGACGCATCAAGCCCCAGATAATGACACCAGCACCCATGATGAGGCCGATGGCTTCAGTTGCATCGGTCTGATAGCCAGTGATTGCCGTCGCAACAGCAGGAGGCAAAGCAGCATGGGCAGACGTTGCAGATGCCAGGACAAAAGCAGGAATGAGAGCCAAACGAGAAGCGATTTTTTTGGACATGGAAAACTCCTATAAAAATGGAAAAATAGTGGACTGTAAAAAACCCACCCGTATAACCCGCATGCGAGTTATACAGTTGATGCTTTAGCCAAAAGCGTATTCATCTAAATCATCATCGTCAAAATCTTCCTCTTCATAGGGAACAAAAATAAAATGAGAAGAGCTCGCCACAAAACCACAGTCAGAACATTCAAGAGCGCCCGGAATACACGAGGCCATGTCGAGAACATCAGATGAATTACACCGAGGACAAGTATAAGATCCACACATAACAAGTTATATAGTTAACGCTTTAGCCGAAGGCGTACTCGTCTAAATCATCATCGTCATCATGATCTGGATATGGGTAATCAACATCAACATCATCATCACCAGTAACACGCCAACCGCCAGAATCACCACACGCAGGACAATTAAATTTGCCATTTGAAAAATGGTCAAAATCAACATTTTTTTCAGCAATCCAATCAGAAGTAGCAGAGACCAGCTCACTCCGATCACCAGACCAACCACAGTAGCAATGCAAAGTCATAAAAAACCTTGATTACCGAGGAAGGGCACCGGCAACAGCCTTGGGCGGCTGGCGAAAAACAGGCTCAGGCGCTGCAGAAGGCTTTGGAGTATCCGCAGCACCTGACTTGTCTGTAGAAGCGCTGTGAGCCTGTTCAAGGGGCATTGCGTCCATGACAATCTCCTTTGTCTCACGGCCATTTGAAACGCGCTCGACTTCCAAGCGCATCATGACCGGATTGTCTTTCGACGGATTCAGATGGGCGACACGAAAAACGATCTCGGAACTACCGAGTTTCCATTCTTCAATCGCATTGCCGGACTTGTAGTTTTCACCAGGTTTATTGAAGCGCTCGTCGAGGCGGACCATGGAATAAAAAGTTCCTGAGTCCATCGCTTTTCCGTCAATCACGCCTTTGAATGCTTTCATTCCGACGACTTCAACCAACATTTGTGCCATAACGTTTCCTTTCGATTTCTGGCAGCTCATACCAGTCGGGCATTGCAACGGGTCCGAGCTTAATGACCCGCGTTTTTGTTTTCAATTGGACGACATTGGATTTAATGGCAATGTCAACGCCATAGGGCAGTAATGCTTTTCTGTGCAAATAAAACTGAGATTTTTTTAGTTTTGAAGTAATGTCATCACCCGCTTGCCACATGCGATAAGTCGATAAAAAATGTTTTGGCAAATCGGTAATTTCATCAACATCAGCAGAAGCACGGCTCAGAATCTCACAGCGTTCAGTGAAATCTATTTCAAGTTGCTTCATATCAAATCCGCCCAAGTAGTTACAACCGAGCTGGTGCAGCTTGGTTGATTTAAAAGTCATCTCAGCCCGCACAAGGCCAACCAGATCGCACCAATCAGCCAGCAGCAGCACATAGGGATTTACAGGAGCAGGACCGCCCATATATTCCCTGACTTCATGCTTATAAGCCTTGATTTGTTCAAGCGTAAATTTCTTAGGCAAATCAAAAAAACGAGGTGGAATAGACGCATCAAACGGAGCAGATGACCGAGGGCTTTTAGATATGTGTTTGCGAAGCTCTGGGCCTTTGAGATAAACCTTGAAATAAACCACCCGTGAACCGCGACCAAAATCAACGGTTTCACCTTCGCCATAAGTGCCGGTTTTAAGCCTGCTGGACTGCTGAGATTCCAGATAACGCATGTAGTGGTATGCGTTTTCTTTACTGCCGACAGAAAAGTTTTCCGTCAGGTCAACCCGAGTAACTTTTGCACCAGTCCAAACGGTTTTAGGTTCACCCTTGAAGTTCGTGATGAACTTCTCGCCGTCGCTGAACGGTGGCAATCCCAAGGTGGCTAGGAGGTTGTTGATGATGAGCAGGCACTGCTGGAAGCTGTAACCGAAGATGTTGTCAGTACGACCCCACTTAGAAACATTGCCCTCAAACCACACTGTGTCCCCGTCACAGCGCACGAAGACAGCGGTTTCATGGGAGCCTACGACCTTGACCTTTTTGAGCGTCACGCACTCGGTTTCGCCGTTGCTGTCAATCCGCACCACGGCACCGTCAGCGATGCGAGGCAGATCGCCACCGTGCTGCTGGTAGATGCTGATCCAGTCGCAGAAGCCGACCATCTGGAGCTTTGTCGCTGACCGAGGGGTCCAGACAGGAGGTTTTTCCCCGGCTGAGACAAGGGCTAAATTCGCCCCCGTTTTCCGTTCCACCGGAATTGGATGAGGTGTTACAGGAGACCTCATGCCGAAATCCCCAATTCGGGAGCGGAGGCAGCGCCTGCGGCGAGCGGACTATCGCAAGCTCTGTCCACTGCCGCAGGCGCCGGAGCTGGGCGGCAAGAACACGCCGCAGG